TACCATACAAAGCAACAACATCTTCTGAATCTAAAGCATATGCTGCAGGTCTAGATGATTCTTTACTTTCATAATCATATCTAACAAATAAGTCTGCATCTATTGTACCTTCAGGTTTAAAATTTAAAATAACACGTTGCATATGTTTTCGGATGCCCGGATCACCAAATGTTAAATCAGGACTTCTGTAACGCCCTGATACCGTTGCACCATCAAAATCAGACCCTTTTTCTTGTCTGTATACATATCCATCAAACCCACCATGTATAACTAACACATTGCCTGATTCTATAAACGTATCAGTAGAAGATGGCTTTATACCTTTTAATTCTGCAAATTCAAAATTTTGTCCTTTCATAACACAAATAACACCCTTCGTAATATCTTCACCCTGTCCGTCTTTAGAAAAAAATATTCTGTATTGTGTTTTATCAGGTATAACTATTGATTCAAATAATGATGAATCAATTAAATTTTCATCAAATATAGACTGTACATTTGCACTAATAGTTCCAAGTTCAACGTCACCAATTCTTGCTGTACCTGCTACTGTACGTAATCCATCAGGTCCTAAAAATATTAAATCACCTGCAAATTCCTGTATTGTATTCCCATTAACACATCCAATATTTCTTGTAACAGGTGTTATTGCAAAATCACTTGATGAACTTCCTGATAATTTAAATATTCTGTTTTCACAAAATACAAATAAGTCACCACGGAAAGCTTTTAATCCAACTATTGTATCATCAACTTTTATACTTCCTGCACCACTACCACTACTAAAAGCATCCTCATCAAAAGGTTGACTAAATACTAACTCCTGTGGTGTGCCAGACATGCCAGCATAAAACATATGACTTTTAAATGCAGTTACAAACTTAGCACCTTCAACGCTTGATTCAGTAACATCTGTAGCTGTAAAAGATGTGTTAAAAACTGTTGGGTCGTTTGTGCCATCAACGACTATTATTTTATCATTGCCATCAAAATTAAATCTTTCAAAACTATACTTGCTCGCATTTGTTCTACCTGTATCTCGTACTGTCCAAGTTTGAGACACTGCATCATCTACATTATGTGCCGCGGCAGAAGTAGAACTTGTTGCTCGTGTTACCCCTGTAAATGTTGAAGCTGTTTTTCCTGTGTACGTAAATATTTCAGAGTTAATTTGTAATGTACCACTTGAACTAAATCCTGCAGTGTTGTCAACAGATATTGTTCCTGAACCTGTCATTCCAGTTGCTTGCAAAATTCTTAAAGATAATTCAGTTGATGCTGAAGTAAATATTTTTTCTCCACGTGCAGCTATAATGTTATCATTAAAAAAAGCTACCATTAAAATCTTTTCGGTGCTTACTGAAGTTTGTGGCACAATATGATTTACATATCTTCTAAACCCACTTATTCTTTTGTATCCCCCTTCAATATCAGGTTCAAAGTTTAATAACTCCAACGCTTGTCCGGGCTGCATAATAAAAGTTGAACGACTCTTTACAAGTCCACCTTCACAGGTAAATGCAAACGGTTGTGTTTGAGACAAGTCAGGCACTTACACTGCCCTCATATAATTTTTACGATTAATTAATTCGACTCGCATCCTCTTTATACCATCTTCATATTCTTTATTTGCAAATTGTGCGTTCTGTAAATCAGAACGTACCATAAAAGCATAGTATCTAGCACGTGCTATTATTACTGGTTCAAATCTAGTAGGCACTATAGATGTGTCAGTTGCTGATGATAAATCTGTATGAGTTATGTAATAATCAAAAGTAATTGATAAATTATCACTATCAGGTATAGGACTAAAACCTACTTCATCATTATAGTTAGTATATACATATTGTGGAACACCTAATTTATCTGTTGAAGACACAGAATCTTGTTCTCTAAAATTATCATTCCACTCTTCATAACTTATATACTTTAATCGTTTTGGATTTATGTCATCTTCAGTAAGACTGACAAAACCTATAAAAGCATTAGACCCTGAACTTTCAGTTAAAGTCACGTAATGAGTTGTAGCTGTAGCATCAAACGTAAATCTCGTATAAGATGAATCATTAGCGTTACTTATAGTAATTGTTTGTGATTTAGTTTGTGAACCACCAGATGATGTTCCTATAGTTGCTACTATAGTCGCTCCTGTAAGTTTAACTATAACTTCATATGTTTTACCTACAATAAGATCAGATATTTCCTGTGTAACTGATGCACTTGTTAGTTTTAACGTATTACCAAATTTAGAACTTGCGGCAGGTGTGCCTGACACAGTTGTCCATCCTGTTATAGATGCTGATCCTGAAACTTCATAGTCACCATTAGTAATATAGTTTTTTGGTTCTAGAAATATAGTATCATAATCTAAATACTTTAAGGTTGAAGCAATGGTGGCATGAGCATATAGTTGTTTACCTGATATTAAATCAAGTACACCACCTGCTCTTGTAAAGGGCCAGTTAAGTTCAGAATTAATTATATCTGTAATTGATCTGTTTATAAAATCTTTTACAGACGTTTGTATCCCTCTTGAATTACCAAAATTAGAACTGGTTAATTCTACTTCATTTATATCCCTTAATACATTATTTACTAGAGTTAAGTAACTGCTTGCCATTCTGTTTCTCTAATTTGTAAATTAATTTGTAAACTTCTTTAAAGTTTTTTATAACTTGTTCTTTTTGCTGTTCGGTAGTTGCTTTTTTCATAGCAAACTCAAACGCTTCTTTACATAACTGTTTCATATTTTAGTATACATGTTACACCATGTAAATGCAACACTAATCTCTAAATTGGTCTTTTATGCTTTTAATTACCCTCTTTATATCAAAGGGTTTTTCATTTGGTCTATAAGGGCATTGATACTCTCTTGGACACTCTCCAGCATCATACGGAAGGTATTCTCTATATTGAGTATTGTTTGCTCCAACAAATACACACACACGTTGTTCATTCCCTAATATTTGACTTGCCAATCTGCAAGTTGTCATTTTACCTCTTGCTTCACTTACTCCTAACAAGATGTAAACAGCAAAAGCTAATGCAAGTAAAGCTAGACGGAAAGAGTTATTATCCATATCATCCATCCTAATGCTCCACACCCTATAAGTGATGCGATGCCTATGATGGTATAGTCTCGTATCTGTCTGTTTTTTTCTTCCCTAGCATACACAGCTTCCTTTCTTGCTCGTCTTATACGACCTTCCTCACGGATCAAATCTTCCCATGCTTTTGTTCCGTAATGTGCCACCAAAAAATTTTTTAATTCTTCTCTTTGTTTTGCAAGTTTCTTTTTGCTTGCAAAAGACTCTATTGCAACTTGTTCAATAGACCCATTAAATAACTTATCAAATGTTGAAGGACTGTTTGCATTTTTGTGAATGTTATCTACATCACTTACAGCAGACATCCATGTAGATAACTGCGATCCTAAATCTTCAATCTCACGACCCATCATAATAGCTTTCTTTATGCCATTATATGCGGCCGTTGCCCCACTGACAGCAGCAGATAGGGTAATTGGGTCAAGCATGCTTATATCCTTTAAATTTATTGTCTCTTGGTTTAAAATATTGAGACAATGCTAGTTTATGTCTCTCCCTGTTCTTTTGTTTAATAAGTTCTATTTTTGTAAAGGTACAGCTTTCATTCGACTTATTAGTCGGTCTGCCCTGTTTGTTACTTGTTTGTACCATCTGCTCTGTTTCATTTGAACTGCGGCTTCGATGTGGTCGCCATCCTTTATAGCTTGTATCATTAACTTAAATTTGCAAAATCTTGGATAACCGAGATTAAACATCATATTGCAACATATTAATCTTACTTCTTCATTCATGGAATCCCAATCATTAAATACTTTTCTACAATCATCAAGTGTAATTTGTATGTCTTGGTCAAACCATATAGCAACTCTTTCTTTACTAATGACTGTGCCTACAGGTTTACCATGTTCTGGATCAGACTCCTTGAGTAAATGCCCCACCCCGGCTGTGGCTAATCCTAAATGATCCAAGTAAATATGGTACTTACAGCCCTCATCAGTCTCTAATTCTGCACGTAATCTATCTGAAAATAATTCCACTATTTTCTCCCACTAATTGCACTAAAACCAAAATATGCCCCTACTA